AGGAGGTGCGCGAAAATAGGGGGGGTCGGGGTAAAGAAAATCCCGCGCCGAAACGCTAACGGCACGGGACTCAAAACGCGGGGCGGGGCGGGGGCGTTAGCCCCCGCGCCTAGGTTACGCGCCTATTTTTAACAGGCCGCTAGCTAGTAGCTTTTTGCGGTAGAAAGTTAAAATACGCGTCGCGCCTTGGGTAGTAGCTAATACGCTATCGGGCGCGTCCATAGCCTCGATAAGCGCGGCTTGGGTAGCCGAGCCGCCTAGCTGGTCCAAAACGTATAGGATAGCTTGGGCTTGGGGCGGTAGCGGCTTTTCTAAAGCGGCTAGCTTTTCGACCGCGTCAGACGCAAGCGCTAGCTTAACCCCGTTACGGCCTTTAGGCGACGGGGCAGGGATACCGCAACGCGCCACAGACTTAGGGTCGACGGTAGGGGTTACGGTAGCGTTAGTAGTAGGCTTAGAAATTTTAGTCATAGCTTTCTCTCTTTCTAAACGGGCCGGGAACCGCCCCGACCAACACAAACTATTATAGCGATTTTTATACTATAGTAAACCCCCTAATTATACTTTATTTATTATCAGCTGATAGCTTATAGCTATACTATAGTAAGAGCGAATACGAGTCAGTCAAACAAACAAATGAGTCAGTCAGTCAAAGCACGTGTACAAAAAAGCGAGCGAGTGAGAGCCACGCGCACGTGCGAAGTAATTATGATGATGAAGAGGGGAGAGGAAGGGCCGAAGCCCTTCCAATCAATGTTTGTCCATTTCGTCCAAGACGCTGGCAATAAAGCACCAATATCCAATAACAAGGATAGCCCAGAATATGAAGAGAGCAGTCAGCGTTCCCATTAGACAGTCTCCTCAAGGCGGTCCTCGTCACAATGCACACTGCGCCACTCAGCATAAGGCGCAAGCACCTGACGCATGCGTTTAATAGCATCGGTGTCGCAAAGACAGTCTTTGATCTTAGCGTAGATCATTTCATCGTTCCAACAGTGAACTAGAATGTCCCATGCGCCATAAGAATAGAACTCTTCAGCATGCGCACGGACACTGCTGATCATAGCCGCAGCGTCCTCTGAAAAAGCATTGCCAGATTTGACAATCAGATCACCGTTTTCGTCGAGTGTTACATATGACATAGCGTCCTCCTTAACGCGGTTAACGTACACATATTATAGTATGGAACGCTCGCGAAGTATACAACAAAATAGTCAAAGCTCCGGGCGAGTCAATCAGTCAGTGAGACAGTCAATCAAAAGAGGTTTATTGAATCAATGGTTATTGATTCAATATGCGCGTGCAAAGTCAAAATGATGATGAAGAGTGGTATGATGAAGTCACCCATCAGTCAATCACTCAAAGCTGACGGGATGAAGAAGGGCGGTCAGCGAACCGACCGCCCATGGGAGATTAGTCAAGCTTGATGAACTGGTCTTCAACCAACAGCTTGCGATAGAAGTCATAAATACGCTTTGGTGTTTGCTGGGTCTTGAGACCGTTGTCGAGCAGCGCGTCAACAACTTCACCCTGAGTGGCAGTACCGCCAAGCGCATCGAGCGTAGTCAAGATGACCATCGCCTGAGGAGGCAGCTTGCGATTAGCAGGGACATCCTTAGTCAAGAGAGTGACCTTGCGGCCATTGAACCCGTTGACAGCTGGACGTGGAATGCCAGAGTTGCCGACTGGTGAAACAGCTTGCAGCTTTGGAGCTGGCTTGGCAGCTTTCGCAGGAGCTGTTGAAGATGATACTTTTTTGTTTGCTTGTGCCATGATGGCCTCCATTCTACTTTCTAATTGGTCGAGCACCCCGCTCTAACCATGCTCTTAATATAGTATAGTAAAGCAGAGAAGTAAAGTACAAAATACTGCAAAATACTGAACGTTAGTCAAAGCCCCAGAGACCAGGGCCAGTCAATCAATGAGTCAATCAATCAGATCCTCAGCTTAGTTTCAAGTGAGTCAGTCAAGCAAACGTCAGCCAAAAACTGAGGCCAATCAATCGGCGCACTGTACGAGAATGCTATTGTTGATGAAACACCATCCTCCATTAGTCTCAATGCATCACCACCGCGATGGAGCGTCAATGCTTTCTGTGATGAATCAGCCACCAGTATCCAGGACCTGCCTCCTGCCGCCGCGCGACGCATGTGCCAAGAAACTTGAAACGGAGACAGTGAAACAGCATTATTCGTGGTGCATTTGAGCTCAAGCCAAAACTCATGGCCCCCATAACACGCGTTGACGTCAGGCACCCCCTGCTGGAGCGCTCCCGTCTCGATCCTTTGCCAATGGACCTTGGTCAGATTGTTCTTCAGGGCTTGGTACAAATTCTTCTCTGTATGGTACATCGTTCAACACCTTCATGTTGCTTCCGTCAAGTAACTGCTGTAACCTTGACTTTAGTTCGTCGTCTGACATTGTTTCAACCTTTGAAACAGTGACCTCCTTCTTCTCAATATACAGGCCAGCCGCCCGACCTCTTGAGACCTCCGCGCTAATAGCCGAGGATATTTGACCCGAATCACGGGCTTCATCCCGTAAGAGGGAAAGTTCAGTAAGATGCGACTCCATCGACACAGCCGCCCGTTCATGCTCCTTTTTCATCAAGTCGATGATATGATTAGCGATGAGCGGATTTCTGCGAAGTAGAGCAGATCCTTGAGCTTTTGCGCCAAATTTATGTTTTGTGAAACCTGCACGGCGAGCAGCTTCAGCGCCCGACATCCCCTGTACATACAGTTGACAAAACTTTTTGTGCTTTGGTTGCAGGGGACGGTGTTTCTTACCATCAGGCGTTACCCAGTAGTTGCCACATTCTGATGGCTCTACGGGCGTATATTCAAGGGAATCCAATGTGGTTACGTCAGTCTTCACTAGTGTCCTCCAAAATACTTACCAAAGTATATATACCAGTGAATCTTACCCAGAGCAAGCAAAACTCTCTCGCGACGGCTTATCGTTTCTATGACATTTGTAACCCTATGATTTATACCATAGTAAATCTCATAGTCCAAGGTCCATGGTACAAGAGCCTTACAGCAAGCATTATGACATTATGAGATTATGATGTAGGTTTACGTGAACGAGTCACTCAAACCTGTGGGAAAAGCATTGGGGGCAAAAAGCCCCCAACATAATTAGTTAGTTTTCGTAAGGTCGTTTGTTACTCTTGACGAAATGGACGAATAAAACTTGTTGAGAGCTTCTTCAAGAATATCGGCAAGGCTCACCCAGCCGCCGACTTGTTGGGGGATATCGTTCTCATCAAGAATGGCTATTTCGAATGTTTCAAGGTCGATAGACAAAGCATAATGACTTTCGGGCCACCGCTCTTCGTCATCGAGTTTTTCTACCCACTCACCAATGCTAGAATAATTAGCAGGGAGAATACCAATAAAGGTGAGCATAAAGTACGCATCATCGCGGAATGCATATAACGCTTTCATTATGCTGCCTCCTCGATCTGCATAGAAGCAGGAAGCCCAACCTTGAACCACTCATCCGCGCCATAACGCCAAAGTTCGAAGGTGCGCAAATCAAGAGCGTAATACCGATACCAAACTTCACCGTCACAAAACTCTTGGTGTTCGGCGATCACTGGATCGATGGCTTCCTTACAAAGGTGAATACCGCTGTGGAAATCGAAGTCTGTGAAGTTGTCTAAAGATGACTGAGTATATAATGCAAACATGACCTAGTCCTTTCTTGCTGGTCGATGACGGGACGCTACCCGCCTACCATTATAATATAGTATACAAAGTAAAAGAATACTATCTCAAAACACTGGGTCTATTTGACCTCCTCAGGAGTGAAAGTGATAACATTGCTTTTACCTTCGGGCTGGAAGACCATATCGCCAATATAGTCCCAGTCATCGTGGTCGTAGAAATAACAAAAGCACGTCATTTCCATAGCGTGAATAGCAACTGGCAGACAGTCCAAGGGCCAAGTACCAATGTCGGCGAGCGAATTGACATAGGTGCTGCAATCATTAAGTGAAAGGAACATGCCGCCCATAAAGCGACGTTCATGCGTTTCGATATTTTCGGCGTACAGTGTATAGAGCATATCAACCTCCAAGAAAGAAAAGGATCGCCCCTGTGAAGGGAGAGGACACAGGGGCGATCAAACTATGCAGCTTCGGCGTACTCGATAGCTTTTGCGAGAGCCTTGGCTTTGCGGTTAGCGCCAGCACCGAACCACGCTGAGTGGAGGCTGTTACCTTCGGACTGACTACGACGGTGGTGATCCTCGATGTAAGTCACACCGTTCAGCGCGCCCCACCAAGTACCCTTGGCTGATTTAAGAGTAGCGCCGGGAGAAAGGTCGATAGCACTCATGACCATTTCTGAAGTACGATTGAACTTCTCCTGCATAACAATCTCTTCGTCGGCACTGGCCTTGGCTTGTTCGATAAACAGCTGAGGCTGATAAAGCTCGGCAACAAAGTTACGAACACTTTCGCCACTGAACTGCTTGGACGAAAGAAACTCGGCTTGCTCCTTGAACTCGTCTTGGCGACGCTTTGAAAGACCAAGAGCTTCTTCGGCGGCTTGGCGAACATCCATATCGAACTCGCGAATATGCGGCATACGAAACGCAGCACCGCCATCGTTAAGAGCAACGGTCAACGTATTGTTACACACAACGCGGATCGGCGTGAACTTGATAACCATAGCCTTACCAGCGACGTGTGGCTGGTTGATAAGCAAGTAGCCCTTGACCTCGTCACCGCCAGCAAGCTGGAAGTCTGCCGAGATACGAGCCAAGCCCCAGATCTCTGAACCGTTGCGTAAGGAACCAGCGGTCTCCATGGTCATGTGACCAGCGTCGGTAAACTTCTTGAAGAAGTCGAAGATCTGCTCGTTTTGGATAGGAACATAATCATCGCCGCAGTGCGAAAGAACAAGGTTATCGCTATCGCGAGTAAGGAAGTGGTGACCGTCAGCGAGCATAACGCCAACGTCTTCATGCCACTCGGCTTCATTAAGAGTATATGCGGCGCGTTTGGAAACTGTCCAATCGAGTGACGCGGCTTGCATCATCTCAACAGGTGTCAGGTCTGATGCAACCTCAACGCCCAACCCGTGCCACGGAACAGTACCAGTCCAAGCCATAGTTTCTATATTGTGTGCCATGATCTTTCTCCTTTTT